TTTTACCCGCCGTTACGTCCATACCGCGTAACAATCCCGCAATAAAAAATTGATTGTTATTGTTTTCTACGATAATGTTAGGACGTCCGTACGAAAGTAATTTAATTTGTTTGTGTGTAATTGCGTCTTGTTTTTTCAACTGAACGGTTAAAACTTGCTCGAAAAACGTAGTTCCGTTTTCGCGTGAACTTGTAATAGTTTGTTCAAAACTGTTCGTTCCTTTCAATTCGTATTTGTAAATCGCAACGGGTGTGTTTAACGAAATTGCCGTAATTTGGTCTTCGTAACCTACCGTTGTATCGTAGGTAATATCCGTTTCGTCGTAAAGCCCATAATTCAAAATGTAAATGTTTTGTAAACCGCCTACCGCGTCTTTACAAGGCTCTAATCTACCGTGGGTTATATCGCAACTCATATCTTTTTATTTTTATTAAGTGAAAAAAAAGGGGGTATATTTCAACCCCCGAAATATATTAAGCTACTACTACAATATCCTCGATAACTCCGTATTGTGAACCTGCGGCGTAGCGCATAATTACACGAACGTTATCGTCGCCCAAAGTAGCGGAAGTGTCAATTACTCGAACCTCTTGCGTATCGCTCAAAAGTGAACAACCGAAGTAAAGGTTGGAAGTAGTCGTACAAAGAGCCGCCCCCGCTGGAAGTCCGTTAGCCATAAAAATCGGAATACCATTAAACGAAAGATTGCCGTTAGTGTACCACATTGTACCTTGCGCATTAATACCCGCGTTTGCCAATGATGAACCTGAACCCGCTGCTCCGAATCCACCCAAAGCCGCAATGTAGTATTTAACCCAATCCTGCGCTAAATAAATTTTCAGGTCTGGTTTTCCGTACAAACTTGCGGGGATTTGGTCAACGATTAATTGTAGACGTGAAATAGCATTAAGCGTTGTTATTGGAGCAATCGCGATGTTTTGTGCTGCTGGTAAATTAGGGTCGTTTTGTGCTTGAAACCAAAGCCCGTCAAACTCGCCTGAATTTGTAGCGTCGCCTTGCCAAATTGAAACCTCGTTAGCGGCAGCAACTTTTTCAGCGGCATACGCGATTAAATAATCGGAAAACGATTTTGGTAGGTTGTCGAAAGACGAATAACCCATTTCAATTGATTGCCAAGTGTTATGAAATTCTTTTTTACACAAAGTCATATTCACCTGCAAATCTTTAACTTGCAAAACTCGCTCGGTTAAATTAACCGTACCTGCTGGGTTAAAATCGCAAGTTGCATCGGCTAAAAAATTAGTCGTTTCAAGTCGTTGAATAACTGACTTAAATTTAACGTTAGGCATAACGGTTACCCCTCCGCCTTCAATTGTTGGTGCGCTCAAAAGAGCGGCTGAAACGTACTTGCCTGCCCACTGACCTGCGTACGTTGTTGTAATGTTTGGATTTGGCATTTTTTTTTATTTTTTAATTATTTATACATTTTGTTTAATACGGAATCCATTATTCCGCGTGGTGCTTTTGAACCGATTTTTGTTATGTCGGCTTTTGCTTCGTTTTCAGGGTTAAATGCGATTGGCTTCGGTGTTTCATTAAGTTCGGTTGTTTCGTTTACAACTTCGTTAACTTTTGAAAATTTCGCCAACTCGATTTTTAACGCTTCATTTTCTTTTAATAGTCGTTCAATTTCGCTAAAAAATGTTTCTTTAACTACGCTTTCGATTGTCTTTTTTGGAGTAGATACAGGTTCGTTCATTTGTTGCTCGGGTTGCGTTGGTGTTGCGGGTGCTTCGGGCGCGACTTCGTCCTCGGGTACTGTTTCCTCGGTTGTCGATGCGTCGCGAATTTCTGCAATTATTCCCTCAACTTCTACGCATAAAATACGCCCGTCTTCTAATTCATATTCGCCAACGGGAACGGCAATTTTTTGTCCGTCTTCCGTTACGACAAAAACCTCGTTTTCGGGTTCGAACTTGTCGGCTTCAATAACCGTTACCCCGTCGCCTAATTTCATTTGCTCTAACTTGATTTCCTGTTTAAGCAAATTTTTAATGTGTTGTAAAAGTGTTGTGTTTTTCATATTATTTCATTAAATTATCCATTTCAGTACGTAGCGCTTTTAATTTATTGTAAGATTCCATTTTTTGCGGTTCGATTCCTACTTCCTTACTTTTCATTTCGTACGCGCTTAAATTCGTATCCGTTTTTCCCGCCATTGTATCGTAACTCGTTTTTATTTGTTTTTTAAGGTCACGCATACTTTTCAGGCAATGTTGCATTTCAACGATATTAGATTCTAAATCCTGCAAAGATTTTAATTCCAATTTGTTAATTTGGATTTCGTCTGCTCGATGAATTTTGTCTAAAATTGATTTCATATTGATATAATTAAATTGATTTTGTTTTGTTGCATTTTTAAGGTTTCGGATTCCAATTTGGTGAACTGGGTAACGGTGGAGTAACCCCGCTTCCTATTCCCTGATTTTGTAATTCGCCCGTACAACATTTTTTTTTGTACGTTCCGTCTTTGCATAAACACGCACGTTTTCCGTTTGTTCGACTTGTTGACGTTTGATTGCTATTGTTATTCATAAAAACTTTTTTAATCCAATTAAGCATTATCGATTTGTAATAATTTTTTCAATTCGTTAATTATTTCCGTGGCTTCGTTTTCTGCTAAACTCATTTCGTATTTATCCGCAAAATAACCCTCGATTGAAAACCCCTTAACTTTGCCCTCTTTAACATCGTTCCAAACTTCCTCGTTATTTACTTTCATTGAAATTATCCACGTTCCAACTGGCAAATTAAAACCATATAATCGGCTTTTATCCGATTTGCTATCCTCGATTATCCAACTTTCGACAACGCTCAAACCTTTCAAAGGTTTTTCGTGTTCATACGTCGCATTATTTTGATGTGAGCGCATTAAAAATAATTCGCTTGCCTTGCGTACCGTATCTTTGGAAAAATAAATGTAGTATTCCTCGTTATCTTTATTGACGCGGTAAATTTGTTTATTTGGAATAAGAGCCGCACCCATTAAAATACGTTTTTCCCCGTCGATTTCTTTTAATTCGATTTCGTGTTTATTTAGGGCAACAAAGTTTTCTTCAATCGCTGGGCTATGCACCACGCTAACCGCATCTATTCCCCCCTCGGGGTCGTTTTCATCTATTATTAACTCGACTATTCGCATACTCATAAAACTTAAATTTAATTAAAGCGTTGCGTTTTGAATCCTATTTCGTTCTAAACTTTGCGCGCTCGTAACGTCCCCGCTTACTACGAAAGCCTGCGTCGGTTGTTGTTGTAATTGCGCCAACTGATTCAATCCGTTATTACCTACCACGTTAAAACTCGGGGCCTGTGTTGGGCTTGCACCACCCCCAACATCGCCACCACCACCACCACCACCACCTCCACCACTTGCACCCCCGCCCTCAAATTTTTGACTTGCTATTTTCGCTATATTAACCAAACCCGCCGTTACTGCTATCCCTGCGGCTATGCCCCCACGAACGGGAGAAGACGGGTCGGGAATCGGTACAAATTGCGAGCCATAAGCGGCTACCGCATTTTTGTAGGTGTCAATCGTTGCGCTGGCTATTTGCGCCGCTTTCTTTACATTAAATGCTCTACGCGCTTCCTTTTCTCCTTTTTTACCGAATAACTCCGTAATGCTTTCAACTAATGATAATCCGTTTTTAACTAAATCCAAATTACGGTCTATGGCTTCTTTTTTTCGTTTTGCTTCTTCGTCTGCATACTTTTTATTGACTGCATCTATTTCCCTGCCTTTGGCTTCGGCAATCGTTTTTTCAGCGTCCGCGTTTCCTTTCGCTAATTCCTCCATAGCGAAATACTTTTCACGTATCGCGCCTAATTCTTGTTCGTGAGCCGTTAATCCCGCTTGGTAATTTGCTTCGTCTAACGCTTCGATTTGATTCAAAAATTCCTGTTGCCTTTTTGCTTCTAATTCTTTTGCCTTTTTATTTGCTTCCTCAATTTTTTTTAATTCTGCTTGCCTATATTTTTCGTTTACCGATAAAACGTCTTTTTGATATTGTTCCGTAATTCCTTTCGTATCTTGCCCCGCTTTGTCTGCAAGCAAAGTCATTTCGTCGTATTTATTTGCTAATTCCTGTAATTCTTTTTCTTTTGCATCCGTTATTCTTGCCTGTCTGTCTTTTTCTTGAGCATCTAAAAATGCGGTCAAATCTTGGCTGGTTTCCTTTTGTGTTTTTGCCGTATCTTTCGCGCTTTTTTCTTGCGCGTTTTTAATTGCTAATTCATTATCTAAAACCTGCCCTTTTAACTGGTTCAATTTGGCTTCTGCTTCGTCGATTGCTTTATCCCCCTCGGCTTTCATACCCTCGGGGTCGAATAATAAACCCGCTACCGATTTTGTCATCGTGTTTTGTAGATTGTCAATCATTCCGCTAACTTTGGGTATTGCCGTTCCTCCCAATGCTTCAATGCCTTTATTTATAGGTATTAAAATCGTGTCAATAATTTTACCCGCTAATCGTGGAATCATTAATACGCCATTGAGCCAAAACGTAATTACTTGTTCCGCAATTTTTCTATTTCTTTTTTCGGCTTCCAATTCCATAGCTTTTTTCTGCTTCATTGCAACTATGTATTGCTCCTGCTCTATGACTGCCGTTTTTAATCTTTGCTGGCGTAACTTGTTTATTTCAATTTCCGATTTGCCTGCTAATTTTAACGTTTTTTCCTCTAACGAAAATGCTTCTAATTTTTTTTGAGCTATTTCTGCGCCTTGTTTTTCGCTTTCAATTAACGCTTCCTGTTCTTTAGTAACTCCACTGACCGCGCTCTTAATATCATCCCAATAAGCTACCAAAGTACCTAACGCAACTACGAGCAAACCGATACCCGTAGCTGCGATTCCGCTTTTTATGCCATTTAATGCGTTTTTTGCTACCGCTCCTAATTGCTTAAATGCGTCCCGACTTTCGCCCAATGCTTGCAAACCTTGACTTAATGCCATTGCGCTTTGAACCTTTAACATCAACTGCTGGACTTGTTCCGACTCCGCACCCATTAAACCCATTGCGCCCGTAACGGCTGAAAATCCACCCGCTACCCCTGCTAACGAACCGCTTAAAGCCTTAAATTTTGCATCAGGATTAAACGCATCCGTTAACGCTTTTGCATCGCCTAT